GGGATCGTGTTAACAATCGGGAAATAATTCCTGATCCGGACGAAGATGAAGATGAAGATGACATGGATGAAATTTGATGGAACAAACATGAGGGTGCATCCAATGGCTCGTTGCCATAGCAGCACAATTAGCAGAGTGGGAATTGCTGCCACCCTCATGTTTTTTTTTTCAAGGAAGGATAAGGAAGGATGTTCAATTTTCCAACAGAAAGGCTAAACCCGATGAATCAGGAAGAACTAGAGAATGGTTCAGAAGAAGTTTCAGGATTAGGATTCGTAAAGTCTGGAGAATTGTTTAAGGCAAAGCTAGAGATTCCGCAATCGATTGTTCATCGTGCAGTGTGCGATGGAATGGGATGGTCACTTGGTTCGTACCCCAAAAGAGTAATTGAAATCACTGGGCCGTATGACGATGTGTTCAGGGTTAAGGTTGAGTCCGAGTTTGATTCATTAACCCTAAAATCTATTCTTGTGGAAACGGTTCACGATATGCCTAAAGAACTGTTTCAGAACATCATCAAATACGGCTTGAAGACCATCATGGGTAATGTCGTGGATGTGAGTATTTACAGGGTATGGACGCATTCACAGGCAATGGAATTAACAATAACTTTTGAAGCGGAGGAGCAGGAATGAAAATTGAGAAACCACAGGGATTCAGTTCAGTGAACAAACCAAAGGCGGTTATTTTCGGTGCGGAAGGTTCTGGAAAAAGTACGTTAGCATCAAAACTGCAAAAGGTTCTGTTCATAAATGTCGAAGATGGTATTGCAGGATTGGATGTAGATAGCGTAAAGATTTCTTCTTGGTCAGAGTTTGTTACTCTGATCAAGGAGATAGCAAAGGAAACGATTGGTTCGGAATCATTTCCTTACCATCATATTGCCATCGATTCTTTGACCGCCTTGGAACGATTGCTTCATCAGCATATTTGTTCACAATCTGGATCAAGTAGTATCGTATTGGCTTGTGGAGGTTATGGAAAAGGATTGGTTGAATCGGTGACACAGATGTCATTGCTCATGAACAATCTGCTGTCGAAGAAAGACCTTGGTGTTTGGTTTCTTTGCCATAGTGCGGTGAAGTCGGTGAATGATCCTACTAGAGGAGAGTATGCTTCTTTTGTGGTTCGTGCCGATAAAGCCATGGCAGAGTGGGTAACGAGTTGGGCAGACCTCGTAGGGTTCATTGAAATTGATCTGATGGTATCAGACGATGGTAAGCCAGTAATTAAAAAGGAGGGCAATGAGGTACGGAGAACTATCACGGTTACTCCGAGGTCAGGACTGACTGCAAAGAGCAGGATTCCCGGCTTAAGTGGCGTGATGAATGTTGACAATTTTGTTTCTAAAGTTAATGAAATTTTTTCACAGAAAGCGAGTAAGTAACCATGAGTGACGAATTTTTCACAAAGGAAGATGCTAAGGTTCTGGAACACGACAGGCTTTTCCCTGAAGGTATTTATCCGATTACCATCACTGGCTGTTCAACCAACGACAAGGATGGCAAGAAGTGGATAACCATCGAGGCCACTGTTTGTGAGGGTGAATTTGAAGGCAGAAAGAAATGGATTAACCTTTATAAGAACAATGGGCATCCAAACGAAAAGTTGTGGAAGTGGCATCTTGGAATCATTGCCACTCTGGACAAAGCCCTTGGTCTGGAAAGGATGACCCCAGATTCGGTCAAAGGCCAGTCGTGTCGCATGGAGATCACCCATAGCACCAGAAACGATAACACCTACGACAATGTTAAAAGATTCCTTCCATTGTAGTAAAGTTGCCTACGGAAATTGTCGATGATAATTCCGGAGGTGACCTATGCGATGGATTGTGTTAAACCTTGTCTTCGCTTGTGGCTTGACCGGATGTCAGGCCACAAGAAATTCTCTAGAAACAGGAGCATCAACAACAGCGTTGAATGGCTCTCCAGTCATAGAGAAAGTTGATCTAAACATCAAATACCGAATGGAGTGGTAGTCATGAAGCAGGATGCTATTTTGGATTTAGTTCAGTTCAGGAAAATTGCCAGAGAAGTATTTGGAACATTCTCTGAAAAGATCGAATCAAGGGGTTTCTGGAAAACAAGAATCTGTGCGGTTGTGGACACCGATTGGACTCAGGAAAAAGATGAATTAGTGGCAAGGCACTGGACTACTGATTCAGAACCAGTGGTGGAAAAGTTTCATTTCCCACCCACTTGGTCGAACAAAGAATCGTGGAAAAATGCCTTTGGCACTGATTACCCAGAATGTGCAGCAGACGGGCTGGATATAGCTCTGTGGACAGCTAAAACGCCATCGAGGATAATCATAGAAGAAGCAAACGGCATTCGCATACTGAGATCAGTCACCACTGATCCTGTACTGAAAGTGGATCAAAATAGGATACGCCCAGCAGTGCCACCAATCAAACGCAGGAAGCCTGTAGATAATACCAAGTCTATGTTTGGAGACGCATAATGTCTAATGATGATTTGTTATATGATCCAAGTGATATACAACCAATTCCTTCAGGAACCTACTCAGCCCATGTGTCGAGGGCTGAGTTGGTTACCTCAAAAGCTGGCAACGAATATGTATCCTGCGAGATACAGATTTTGCAGGGCAGCCAACAGGGGAAAGTGGTCAGCGTCAATTTTCACATCTATGCCAAAGATCAGAGATTCCGTCAGGACTCCAGAAGAAAACTGACAAAGCTTTTGTCCTGCTGTGGCATAGAGGATGTGACTAAGACTAGCTTGCAATTGCTTTACGAAAAACCGTTTTTAGTTGAGATCGGTGAGACTAAGGACAATTTTGGAGACACCAATAATGTCCTTGGGTTTGAAAAATTAAGGGGAAGATAGTGAACCTACGCAAATACCAGCAGGATGCAGTCGATTCGGTTTTTAAGTTTAACACTGATTGTCCGGGACAATCATCAGTCGTTGTCATTCCAACTGGAGGTGGCAAGACCATGGTGATGGCTGAGATAATCAGAAGGTCTTTTTTCAGTAATTCAAACTGTCGTGGAATGCTGATAAGCCATGTAAAGGAACTCTTGGAACAGTCTCATAAGACTTGTTCCAAGATTTCGGCAAGCACCAATCTTCCTGTAAACAATATTGGTGTCTATTCGGCCAAGATGAAAAAGAAAGAGATCAAGCCATTAACCATTGCATCCATTCAGTCTGTACACAGAAAGGCAGATGATTTTGGTGCATTGGATTTCATCATGGTGGATGAGGCTCACCTGATTTCACCTAATGACGAGACGATGTACCAACGATTTATTTCGGCAGCAAAAATTCGCAACAGCAAATTATTTGTTGTTGGACTAACGGCAACACCATACAGATTGCAAAGCGGTTTGATCTTTGGAGAACAGAAGTTCTTCAGCACCTGTTGCTACGGCATTGGTGTGAAAGAATTGATTTCACAGGGCTATCTTTCGCCATTGGTAACCAAAGGCATTGGTTCACCAGACCTGAGAAAGGTAAAGGTTCGCGGGGGAGAATTTTTGGCATCCTCACTGAATTCCGCTGTATCCAATGAATCCATTGTCAGCGACGGTGTTCAAGAGGCCATAGCAAAGTCACAGGGTAGAAACAGCATCCTTGTGTTTGCGACAAGCATTGCCCACGGGGAAATGATTCTGAACAAACTTCGTGACCTTGGTGAAAACAGCAGTCACATGATCACTGGTGAAACTGATACCTTAATCAGGGATTTAAGGATTAACCAGTTTCGATCAAAACAACTACGATGGCTTGTGAATGTCTCTGTGCTTACCACCGGATTTGATGCCCCTAATGTGGATTGTGTAGTGGTCATGAGGCCAACCATGAGTCGTGGACTTTGGTATCAGATGGTTGGCAGAGGTTTCCGCATGGCAGAAAACAAAAAGGACTGCCTAGTTTTAGACTTTGGTGAAAACGCAATCAGGCTTGGTTGCATTGATGATATCGATGTAGATGCCAATGGGATTGAACTTCCACCAAAAAAATATAAACAATGCCCCTCCTGCAAACTTGTTCACAAGATTAGCCAAGTAACTTGCCCAAGTTGTGGATACTTCAAGCCAAAGGCAGAAGAACCAAAGGAACTGAAAGTATCTGCGACCCAGACAGAAGGCGAAATCATTGGTCTTAGAACCGCAGTAAAGGAATATGAAATTGTTTCATCGCAGTATACCGTATATCGTAAAAATCCTATTGCAGACCCATGCATCAGGGAATCCCATGAAACATCCATGGGCATGGTAATAACCTGCTATAGATCGCTTAAAAAGGGCTTAGAGTATCCATTGATGAAATGGTTAAAGGAAGTCAATGCACCGAATATACCACCAAATCCATGGCTTATAAACAAAGGCTTGTTGCAAAGCAGTGCCTATCTGGATATGATTGCCAAACCTAATTACATCAAGGCACACAAGAATGAAAAGGGGTTCTGGACAATCGTCCAGTATACATTTCAAAGAACGATTGAATTAAAAGAATTTCTCACAATTGTTAAAAACTAAATAAGCGGGTGGGGGAGAAAGGATAAGCCCCCACCCTTACGACAGGGAGGAAGGCTAAACCTGTCGTAATGAAAATTTTATCCGTACATCTGAAAAATCGCAAAGGGGAAGTGGCGATGGCAGAAGAAATTAAGCAGGAAGCTTTAAAGATTCGCTCTCAGGGATTGAGCGTGTTTTCCACAAAAGTTGACAAGACTCCAGCCATAAGAAAACAGAACAGAATAGTGGAACTTAGGAGCAAACTGCAAACTACGGCAGAGATGGAGATTGATTTCAGCCATCCACAAGTTGCCGGTATTGCAGTTAACTGTGGCCCAATACCAGATCAGAACAGGGATTTGGAATGTCTGGACATTGATTGCCCAAATCTTTCCAAAACATTCTTGGATGAACTGTGTGCATCAACACCAGAGCTTGGAGAGAAGCTTAAGGGATGCGTGGAGAAGACTCCATCCGAAGGTCTGCACATTTTTTATTACCTTCCATTGGGTAAATCAAAATGCCGTGATCTGGCAATGATGTCACCTGAAAGAAACAAAAACTGGCTTACCGAGGCAAGGGCCAGAGGTTCAACAAAGATGGTTGCACCACCTTTGATTGAAACCAAGGGTGCGGGTGGATATGTCGTTGGATTCTGCTCCAAGGCGATAAGCAAAATCGATGGAACAATAAAGTCCTACGAAATGCTTCATGGTAATGTGGAATCCATTCCAACATTGTCAGCACAGGAACATGATTTTCTTTTAGCGTTTGCCGGAAGTTATGACGAAAGATCATTAAAGAAATTCGTCACGGCAAATCCTGAACCTATTCAGAAATACGAATCGGATAAAAGGGCAGCACTGGAACAGTGGAGAGCAGAAACTCCATGGAATGAAATCCTTCCAGAATCGTACAAGGTTGTTGAGGTGAAGCCAGACTATTACATTTGCTGGCATCCAGACTCATCAGACCTACAAACCCCCAATGCGGTGTGTGGTGCAAAAGCCGGAGGCTTGGATCGTTACTGGTCATTTTCCCCGAATGACTGGCGACTCCCCGCAAACACACCGCTTACTAAAGATTATGTCTTCTGTGCCAGTCGTGGATGGGTCACAGGCAGCAAGGAATGGAAAACATTCTATGCCACGGTGTTTGCAAAATATGCACCGAAATTTGAAGTGGAACCCATCAATATGGAAAGGATTGATGAGTTCTTTGAAGAGGCAACCAAGGGCAAGCCAAAAAACAAAATCAAGGTGAAGAAGTACCTTGATGTGATTCCCGATGAATCCATTGATTTTCCGGGGTGGATCAACACCTATGTTGACTACTGCATGAGAAATGCACTGTATCCAGAAAAAAGAATTGCTGTGGCTTCTGCCCTCGGAATGTTTTCCGCACTCATCGGAAGGGCTGTAATGGGGCCGGGGGAACTTAAGCTCAACTTATACATGGTCGTCCTAGGTCTTACGGCAAATGGAAAGGATTATCCAAGAAAGCTCAATGCCAGAATTTGCATGGAAATTGACGAGGCAGATTTATTGTTAACAAAGGTTGGTTCACGCGAAGGTCTTGAAGAAAAGGTCATGCAGGGGCCAAAATTTCTCATGGCTGATGAAGGTGCTTTTGATCTAGAGAAAATGAAATCCGGTGACATCAGATATACAGATGTCATGGGATCATTGCTTGAACTTTTTACGAGTAATTACATTAAAAGAAGAGCAAGGGCTGGAGAGGATGATGATGGCAATTACATCAGGTATCCGTTTCTCTCCGTTATGACATCTTCAACCCCTGAAGAATACTTCAAGGCACTGTCGCCGAAATTTATCAGGTCAGGATTTTACAATCGTTTGCTGATTCTACAAGCATCACTCAGGGGAAGAATGAATGTCAGGGCGATGACAACCACAGAGCCAATTCCGGAGTTTCTTATAGAGACGGCAGCAAAGCTTGTTGCCATGAATGGGAACCTTGTTCCGGGTGATGCCAGAAGAGAATTGAATGACATGGGAGTTGACCAAATGCAGAATGAATCCTTGAACAAGATAGAGAACGATGCAAGGATCATGCAGCTTTCCGAAGATGCTTTGCAGTATTTTCAGGAAGAGGTGTGGAAGAATGATGATGCTTATTCGGAATACCAGAAAAGAGGTGAAGAAGAAAAGGCAGCATCCTGTGCAAGACTTCCAGAAATGGCACTCAAGGTTTCCTGTCTCTGGGAACTCAGTAGAGACATCAAGGCTACGGAACTTTCACTGGAAGCTGTAATGGCTGGAATGCGTTTTGTGAAGGAAGTAAATTCAAGGCAAACCGCAAACACCGTCATGATTTCGGACACAAAGTTTGGAGAAATCACCGATAAGCTTATCAAGCTTGTTGAAACCTCTGGAGTCGAAATTGAACCCGGAGTAAGTGGTATCAAAATGACTGAGGCGAAAAAGTTTCTTCGGAAGTCTGTACACAACGGGCAGTCTGTCGATGACGCAATTCGTTATCTACAAGACTGTGGGGAAATTAAGGTCAAGAGGGCATCTTCAGGAAACACCATGTACTTGATTATAAACGACCAACAACCTTCTCAATCCCAACCCTTGGAACAGCCAAAAGTGACAAGTTGAAAGCATCTGCCAAGTCAGGTGAATGCTTGAGCCTACGCTTCATGGCATCTTTTGATTCCACTACCCGTCGACCTATGGAATCCACTATGTAAATTGGTGTACGCAACTCTTCCATGATTTTATCACGGAGATGAAGTGGCAGACTGGCGATTGAAACTTTCCCCTCGATTGCCAGTTCTGCTGCTTCAAACCACAATGCCGATCTCATGTTTGGGAACTCTCTCCACCGGCTTGCCTCTCCGGAAGAGTTGATTCCATAGAACAGGTAATCACCCCGATTGTCCACAACGCCACCACCCACGCCACCCTCGTCAATCAGGACTGGTATCCTGTAGCGAGGCTGATGTGCTTGTTCATACTTGGTGCAATATTCCTTGATCTTTTCGGCAAATTCCTTGGTGGACAAACCGCGGAATTCCTTGGCATCGATTATGTTCGGGCCATGACGAACCACAATGCAACTGCGGTCATCACCGAAACGAGCAGGGTCAGCACCAATCTGCACAAGCCATTGTGGATTCGTTGGGATCGCATCGAGTATTTGCTTAAGGGCAAGAGCCGACCAGACCGAGTTGATTGCTTTACTTGGGTATCTTCCAAGGACTTGGACATCGAATAGCGGGTCTTCCACCATCCATCCTTTGCCTTCAAACTCAAAATACCCCGGCTCATTTTCCTCGCCTTCCATGGCTGATCGACATTCATTTTTAATCCTTTGCACCACATAGTCATAGTTAATCGCACCGGGAATCACATCCATTTTGTTCACAACATTCGGGTGATCCAACGCAGAAAGATGAAACAATCTCCACTGTGGGTCTTGTTCCGCAAAGTAGGCTGGACTGGATGCATCATACGGATTGAAAATGCAAAACCATAAACAATTATGCTTGGAAGCCGAAAGCATGGACTCGGCTCGTTCCCAAAAGGTGGGTTCAATACCGGACGCTTCATCGAATAGGATACACAAACCGCCGGGGTTGTGTCTTCCTTGAAACGCATCCGCCTTCTGTGCCGTCAATCCTTGAATGTAGTGGTTTGAGGTCTTTTCCAGACGATTGGCTTTCGGCATCCAGTTTGGGTCTTTAGGCCGGATTCTTCTCAGTTCCTTGAAAACACCATCACGAATTTGCTGGGCTACTGGTGCGGAGATAAGCACCTCAGAAGGTGCGAAATGATCGTGAAACCAACTAGCGATAACAGCACACAGATAAGTCTTGCCTTGATTATGGGCTGATCTAACCAGAATTTTTCGATCACCGTCAGCAACCGCATTAAAAATCTCCATCTGTTGTGGACTGAGTTTTATTCCTAGGTAGTCGCAGTATGCTTTCGGCTCCCTCGGAATAACTACTGTCTTCTGGTTCGCTTTGCGAAATGCCTTGATCGCCTCCAGTTCCTGCAATTTCTCCTGCAAGGCCGGACTCGATAAGACCTTTTGCCACTTCCCTAGCAATTTGCTTATTGATGGCTGCTTCGAGTTGTTGCTCATTTGCCTGTCCTTTATGATTCCTTTCAATGATCCATTGCAACGCTCTCCAATCCTCAGAACCATGTTCATGAATAATTTGCTGCATGGATATCGTTGCTTGAGCTTTAGCCTTGGCCATTTCCTTTTTGTGCCAAGGCTCAAGGTCTTTCTTGGAAATACCAAAGGCTCGCATGGCAAGTTTTATGTCCACGCCTCTTTGAATGTTTTCCAGCATTTCATAGAAATTTTCGTCCATGTTTTTGCTCATTTTGGCATATTCTCCATCACTGGATATTCTGCCTCTGGTGGCGTTTTAGGGTCGATCATAGCTCTTATCATTTCCAGTGTTTCAGCGGTGTAAATTAAAGAAGCAGCAATGGCTTGTGGGAAATTGCCTTTCTCATAAGCAGCAATGGATTCAACCATCCAATCTGCACCAACTTTAGTAATCATTGATATTCCTTCCTTTCTGGGGTATCATTAACCTTGTATTTTATACACTAAGTATTAATTTTGCGAGGTTAAAGTGGCAGACCTAGTAGGTGCTATCAACAACCTGAAAAAGATTTTGCAACAAAAGGTTAAGAAAAAACCTAGTGGAAGCATTACAGAAGCAGTTACATCCGCAAGAGAATTGGAAGCATCTAATCAACCATGGTCTGAGGAATGGGAATACAAGCCTAGTTCTGAATGGGTAACAATGCTTAAATTTGTACCCATAACATTTGGTATTGGAAGAGAAGGGGCAATTATTCTTTATGTGAAATCAGGACGTGGTAATCCTGCCGGGTACATATATCCGAGAGTCCCGTTCAAACTTTTTTACCAGTACATGAGTACTAACGCGAGGGGTGGTTCAGTATATTGGGGAAAAGGTGTACCAGCATTAAAAGAATATTCTGTTGCTGCCAGAAGGGTTGGAAAAAAGATTGTGGTAAAAGGAAGTATAGGTGCAAAGCAAGTTAAAATGCGAGGCATTGCGTTTCCAACTAGAGGCACAACTAAGACGAAAAGATCAGTGACCATGTACAGGCAAATTCCAAAATCAGTAAGGATTCATCCATAGAGGTGCATGATGTATCTCAATCCATACTACAGGCATATACAGGAACTAAAGCGTGAGTTTTGTCGCCTCATGACGAAAGATGATATTGCCGTTATCAAGCATATGCTTCAGAAAAAAGCTGCTAGAGGAAATATGAAGGCAGCAGAAATGTTGATGAAAGTTTGTGAATGGCAAAGAGAACTTGATGAAAACATGGACAAAAAACACGAACTGGAAGTCATTATGGGTTCACCCACGGACGGACTCATGAAACGAATTCGTCCCGGACAGATTGCCTTGTCCAAGCCGGAGATTGAGGAAAAGAAGGCTCAATAGTTATAACCACCTTCGGCGTATTGATTCCCAGACAATATGTTGTTGAACCCAGATGGATTTACCGGCAACTCACCATCTTCCAGATACTCAAGAAAATACACATCGCATTTGAAGGCGTAACTTGTGTCATCAATTGTTCCGGTGAAAACACAATCTGAGACATAAAAAGAAATGGGACTCAAGCTAATTACATTGGAAAGTGACATGGTTCTCGCACCAGAATAATAATAATCGTATGAATTATAAGTGTTTCCTGTTGCATAAAATTGTCCATAGAAATTATTGATGACTTGGAATTCGGAGGTGTACACTTGGGAGTAATAATAATTTGTATTTGAATAATACCTTCGATATGTGGAAGCATAATTGTCCACAAAAGAAGAGCATTCAAATAAAACTTTGTCAGATATGGGCCAATAGAATTTGTAATCTCCGTCACTTAATTTTGCAGGATTGTCCGTGTATTCATTTTCATACAGATTTCCAAGTTGTTTTAAAAACTTGATTTTGTAATTTCCGGGCATGAATTCCGTGGAGATTCTTTCCACCGAATAATCCACATCAAGTTCCAGTTCCTCATCATTTGGCCCAAGGATTTTCACCGAAGGAATAATATCGTCCCACCAAGTTGATTTGACATAAACCTCTGGTTTGCCTTCCAAGTTGTCATAATAATATGTTCTAAAAGCATAGTTGTTTGAATTCTGATCTTCCGTGACCACAATGGAATGATTGGCATTCACACACCCTTTGTAAGGCTTCGTCAAATCGACATTAGGAATGTAATAAATTGGAATCGGATAAATAGAAAAACCGCTGTTGCTCGTATCAATGTAAAAAGCACCTATAATGATTTCCGCATTTGCTCCTGATCCAGAGGTAGGATTGTTAGAAAATGAATTATTTAAGTTCCTTCCAAACCCACTGATGTTGTCAGTCACGATGTAAACACCATCGGTACAGTAGCTGGAATTGTTGGCATATCCCTGATATTTGGTTCCAAATGGCTTGAATTGATTCTTGGGTTTATGTCCCGGAAGTATTCCATTTTTGTAAGCCGAATAACTGTTTTCACTGGAATAAAACCAATAAACATCCACGGCTTTGTAATTTTGTCCCGGATAATAATCCATGTAATCTAAAAGATAATTTCCAAAATAATAAGGTGATATGTCCATGTCGCTAATGGGGGTGTCCGATGGATAATTGCTGTATTGGACATTCAATTGACCATAAGCCAAAAGGTTACGATTGGGATCGTATATCTTCAACGAATTGGCTCTCTTATAAGTTTCAATCCGAAACCAACCGTCTCCAAAGCCTCGTTCACCAAATTTATCCTCGGCAACATAGGCATCCAAGAATGTACATTCTGATCCACTATTGGTTTGAATTTTCATGGTAAATTGCGGTTTATCCATGTCCGGATAACGCACATTAGTTCTTGACCACAATTTTCCATTTAAAATAGTTGGAGAACCTCTGTCGCTAGTCAGTCCAATAATGATATTGGAAGTCTGATCATTCCATTCAAAGGTTGAATTGCCAGTCCATCCAGTACCATAATAATCACTTTGAAAAGCTGGTTGGCCAAAACCGGCATAATTGAAATACGCAAGTTTTTCCGCAGAAGAATTCACTGACCTAGAGGCAACGCATGGAGTCAATCCTTCCACTGCCATGTAGGAAGGCTGATACAGAGAATCAAGGTTTGGGCTATAAATCGAAAACAAGGAAGAGGTAGGATAATTTCCAAAATAATAGCCTGTAAAAGCATATTCAAAAATAGCGTCTAGAAAATAATACTGCCACCATTGAGGAGGTGCTGGGTCTAAATTTGGATCAAGATACTGCTCATAAGGTTGCACATAATCATGGGCAATAATTGGTGTTTCAAATTGATAGTAAGCTTTAAATACTTCATTGTATTGTGGATAACTGTATCCAACCTTAAACGACAATTCTCTGTATTCCAATGGCCGAACATTCTGTGGGTAGGCGATAAATCTTTTGACATCACTGATATTCGGTATTGAGGAAAGGTCTGGAAAATTCTTTCTTTTAAAAGTCACTTCCACATCAACCACCGTTCCACGGGAATGGAACGACAGGGTTTTCCCAACAGACTTACCGTTAGCATCGCTTGGAATTACATCGTATTTGTTTCCATAGGAAATAATGACATTCTTGTAAGTGTATTTGCAGTATCCACCCGGATAATTTTCCACTACAGGTCTGGATTGCGTTAAATAAAATGCTGCTTTTTTATAAGGGAATGATTCCAGTCTTTGATAATATCCATACCAACCCCACCAATAATAAAATCCAAAATAAGGAGATACTCCAATTTGGCCAGTAATTCTGTTGTAATAAGACCAATACGGAACTACGAAATCTGTTCGACCATAATCATTCATCCATGGCCAATAACTGTATGTGTATGGAACACATACATTGTCCATTGGTGTCATGATGTAATCCATGCCAAATGGATAATAAGTGCCTGTTTCACCATAAACCGGATACCAATTAATTGAGCAATAGGAAAAACAATATGGCCTTAAAATAATGTTGTAGCCATCAAAGGTAGCACCAGCGATTACGAATCCAGTCGTGTATTCCAAATAATCACGAAATTCATTGTACGGCTGCTGCACAAACTGATAGGACTGAAAATCGATCTGTGTTCCTGCCGGAAAATACATCAAAATATATGGACTTAAATAAGACACATAATCTGTTTCGTAATAAGTAACCGGACTCAATCCAGAAAGGTTGGTTCGCTTTGAAAACAAATGAATTGGACTGGTTGTTCCATACCCCCAGTAACTCCCATCAATCACATAATGCCTGAAATCGGCATTTGTCAACTGAATCAACCAAGAGGTTGGATACGCTCCGGAATATCCATAATAAAAACCATGGCTCCAGTAATTAGACCACCATTCGTACCAATCATCGTAATAATCATTAGGGTTGTAGTTTAATTGGGGAATAACGGTTTGTTTTTGTCCTTCAAACGCATCAAAATGCCAGATGTTATTAGGCTGACGAATGACCTGTTCATCAGAAGTAATAGAGTACCCGTAGGTTCCATCGTATGAAGCAACTATGGGAGATATTTCCTTGTTGCAGTATTCGTAAGAAATCATCTGTAAAGAAAATTCGCACGGTGAACCAGCGGAACCATTGACCTGATACACCGTCTTTGTGGATGGTTCTTCCCACATCCAGTTTCCATTCGGTATCACACGCATCTGGACATCTTCTGTAGCGTCCACAATATCGACATTGTAGATGGAACCCTGAACGCTTTTTAACTGCAAACCATCAGGAACAAAGATATCAGACTGCTGCTGAATTTGCTGTTCAGAATAATGATCTGGAAACTGAGTATAAATGCTGGGTGTAAACATATTATGGCAGGGGATACCAACCCCTCACTCCATTGGAATCGGTTCCGTAATACATATTAGCCCCCGGATTTTCCATGTCATTCTTGAGTTTTATAGTAATGCCATTGTAATAGCTTCCCGTGATGTCTAGCGACATATTTGCATTGGATATTCCCTGTGAACCAGTAAAAACACCAGAGGAACTAATAAGGAGCAGCGATGAGCCAGTGGCAGGAGGTGTTGGCCATTGAACACCCACATTGGAACTGTTGATGTAATAAAATGCACCAGAACCATTAGTGGCTAAAAGCTGATTTGGATTCCCGTAATTCTTTGGAGTATCCAACAGGTCAGTCAATCTTAATGATTGGGATTGCTGGTATAGGATAGCAGTGTATTCGTCAGGGCAAAAGGTGGCATAACTAAAAACGAGTGTCCCGCCATTGTTGGTTGCATTGGTCACAACCTTGATGGCATTCGGGCCGGAACTTCCCTGTTTGATACACAACACCAGTGGTCGTTCATCGTTGTAATCCAAGGCGTTTGGATTGATTGGATTACCTGGGTTCCAATAACCAACAGCAAAACCCTGGTATACTTTTCCTGGAAGAAGCGGAGAGCCATTCTGTTCAATCGCCCAGACATTTCCGGCATTGCCACCAGAAGCCACCACTGGATTTGCATATGGATTGATGCTGCAAACAGTGGCAGAATACTTGGAATTGTACATGACAGGCCCACCACCCTGAGCCTCATCAATCCTAATGAAATAACGATTGTTCGGATTTGTTCCGCACCAGAAATAAAATATTTCTCTTCCATCCGATGGATCAACACCCATAGACAAGGCTGGCACTATGCATCCATATTCTGGAGTATGGTCATTCAGCATCTGATTTGCATCTTTGCGATCAAAGATGAATGGCATCGGAAATGCCTTTGGCCCCTTGGTCTGATTGTCCTGATTTAGTTTTACCCCGCCTTCCTTATCAATGAATATGCTGCCATTCCACTCGACTTCCTGAAAGAAGTAATAGTAAATGTTCTGGTCGTTGGTATCCACCCTTCCAAAAATCTTCAGCCATATCCATGACGGAGAATCATTGCTGACAACAAATGAATTCGTGGAGGAATCCCACGAAGCATTCATTCCATTTCCAATTTCTGGTTGCATATTTGGCATGACAAACCTCTAAAAAAACAGGGTGACTTTTTAGCCACCCTGAATTTGATTAACATTGTAACAGCAAAGATTATTCTTCCAAAAGAATTACCATTGCTGCCATCAGTTGAGGAATATTGGCAAATCCTGTCAAGGGAGCCTTGATAAGACTTTTTGCCAAATCCTTGCTTGGTTTCAACGGAGGTGGGAGAGTTTTTAACATGAAATCGTAAAACAATTTCAATGCCTCATCTCTTCCAATCTCATTGTCCGTAAATTTGATGAATTGAGCCATTATAGGCTCAATCTGTTTCATCATTTCCTGAGCAGGATTGCTAGGATTTACTGGAGCATTAGACATATTTTTCCTTTCTTAACCGCAGCAGGAACCGCCACGGAGTTTGAAACGAAGCTTTCCACCACGGAAAACTTTCTCTTCCTGAACTTCTACTACTGGCTTTACTACAGGCTTTTCCTGCTTAGTTTCCACTTGCTGTGCAACTCCACACTGGCCGTTAGCACAGCTTGATCCACCTCGTTTGAGAGGCAGATCAACTACTTGGGAACTCAAAGCCACCGCTAAAATGAAACTGGTCATGATGCTTCCTCCTAAAGAAATTTGACCAAAGATATTATAGCGTCCAATCGATCTTTCGGGCAGGGTAACCGTCAAAATTACTGAAAGCAAATACTTCCTCGTTACAAATCTTGTCCATGTCCGAAGCTTTCATCCAGTAACTTCCCTTGGGTTCGCCATAATTGCCAGGAGGTGTTCCATGAGCATTCCCCCAAGAATTCTGGATCAAAAATATCAGGCCAAATTCAGGATGATCGGTGTAACCCAAGCAAGATTGCTGATGACCCCATGCATCGGACTTCTTGGCCAATTGAACCGATGGTGTACCTGAAGGTTGAACTTTCAGGGAATTAAATCCCCACCATCCGGAAGCAATAGTCACAGGATACCCGTTTCGCAGGGCAGCTTTTACTTCTTTGGAATTACTCAACTGACTGGTGGAATTGACTCGGAACTTGTTGGCCACGGAAAACAAGTCTCTAGGCGGTTTGTCTCCATTCGACCATTTGTATTCGACATCAGCACCAAAAGTCCAAGAACCATCGTTCTGTTTTACTGGTTGTGGAAGATCAGACTCAATTGGAGGAACACCATCAATACGGCAAGATTCAGCCATGGACGATCCAAAAGAACCGTCACCAGTACCATGTAAACCACCACGCTTACGAGATTGCCCATAATTAAACAAAAAGAACGGTAGTTTCCATTGTTCATAGGTTTGGCCTTGTGTGACAATTTCCACGGCCTGTAGGGTCGCCATAACGGCTAATGCACCATGTCCTACACATGAGCCGGTCTTTTGATCCCATGGGAAAAACTCATATCCACAGGCTTTGTTGACCACCTTGTATAGTAAAGCCTCTTTTACATCGGCATCCTCTCCAGTGATCTCAAAAGGCTTTAAGGATGACCTGAAAGCCTGTCGTTGTACCTCTGGAAGATCACTGATTGGCTTCCAGCCAAAGTTCCAATTGTTGATGAAATTGTTGTGATGCTGCCTTCCACCCCACTTGATGTAATCAATCATTTCAGTTCCTTTGCTACCTGTGTGAATACAGAAGTCATCAAATCTCTAGTTGCCTTATCAAGTTCCTTGTCAGCATCCTGGGGCAACTTGGAATTAAGTCTCTTACCAATGACTGCCCTTAGATTGGAAAGTTCATCAGGACGGAATTGCTTGTTAATTGCCACCTTAGCTGCACGGAACACATCACCAACGGCTTTATACTCATCTTTTTGTGATTCTTTGGCAAGTTCCTCGTAGAACTGTGCAAGCCATTTTACAGCCTCCTTGTCTTCTTTTTTTGCTGCCTCAGAAATGTCCGATGCAGTAGGAGTCGGACTTGGAGGAGTATCAGGATTGTCTGGATTTGGAGGAAGAGCATTTCCAATAAGAACCGTACACATTGCTGCGTCTGAGGGGCCAGTCTGATCCGATGTGTACGCATAGATTCTAAATCGTCCCTCCGGCCCAGTCACCACTAGCGTTTTAGTGTCCTTGAGCAGTTCCACAGGGAACATATTGAGTCCAGCATCTGGACACAACCATTTCACGGTACTGCCACTAGTAGTGGCAGGAACCGTAATAAAAGCATTTGGTTGGCCATTGATTTGCTTTGGCAACTCAATGGTCGGTGCATGAAAAATCGCAAGCAGAATGAGTAAATTCATGGTCGTCTTCGTATCCTTTCCTTTTGTCCTTGAGCATCATACTCCACACTTGGATTCCAACTTGTCCAACTGTCCAGATGCCCCAATAGGAAGTGGCATCGTTTACATAGGGTTAGGAGATTGGTTGGTTCATACTCTAATGACCTATCCAATGAATATGGATAGATATGATGCACTTCCAATGCTTCCTTTTTATAGCATCCAGCACATTGAGGATTTTTCTCAATATGCTCTTTCCGCACTTGGGGCCACTTCCAGCCCCTGCCTATAAAAAAGCGGAAATCAATATCTTCAAGGCGGTTTTTAGGATCAAGGCCCAGGGCACGATACCCAGGGTGACCTCATTAGCGTGGAACTTACTTTGTTCCAAAGCCTGATCCAACAGGCTGGCAAAGTCTTCCAAACCAATCTCACGACCTTCAAAAATCGTCTTATCTTCAGGCAATGCCTGTGCAGCAGCATAGCCAACAATGTTCCAAAGTGCATTGGCAAAAGTGCGGTTGTTCACATCTTCCTTGCCACGAATCTTGTTGATGCATAACAGAATAGCATCGGTTGGCATCGAATCAGGAAAATCAATCATTAATCACCCTTTCTGTGTAGTGCTTCCAGTTCCTTCGTCTGTCGCAGAATTTCTGTCAGTATTTTCATGGAATCGGTCTGAGCCTTGGTCACTTCTCCGATTCCTGATTCCAGTCTGTCGATGAACAACATATGTCTCTGGTGCAGTGGTAGGAGAATATTAACACCAACCCAACTGCCACCCCGATACACGCACCAGACAAGAAAAATAAGAAAGGTGAGAGTGACACCAAATCTTTCTATCAAGCTGACGAAATCAATATCGGCGATCATATTACCACCACTTCTTCAATCGTGGAGGCATTTTGTACCGCTCGCCTCCGTGCAGCAAAAGTCTTGGAAATACTGCTCCTAAACTCGCCGTATTGTAACATGAAAACCGTCATGGATTGAATATCAGAAAACGATATTTCTTGGCTATCTACCGTGATAATTGGCGGTATCGGATAGCCTAGATTTGCTGCCTCTTTTGCCATGGAAAAGTTTGCGGAAAGCAGGGCCACATCTTCGGCAGATATGCCTAAAATACCCTGTCCTGAATCCCAACCCTGAGCAATGGTTTGATTCCATTCTTCTTGTATTTTTTCAAGTTTTTCCATTTTTTTACAAAACAATGGATATTTTTGAATCATGTCATTAACGATAGACAATTGGTCTTGGGTTGGTTCCTCAATGTAATCAATTCTAAATGTTCCATCATTATTAAGGTTTAAACCGTGAGTTTTTACAACCTTGTTTATCTCATCGTTAAATTCAACTAAATAGTACATATTGCCTCCTTAGCACCAAAATGAACCTTCCAATATTGCCTGAATATATGTTGTTCCAGATGTTCCATATTCCAACATTGTGCAATAATGATAACCTAGGCAACTTCCACTTCGTATAGTGTATGCTCTTCCAGCACGGCCAGTCATATCCACGCTGTCATATCCTGGTGTACCACCATCAAAAGCAGCACCTTGACTAGCATAACCACCAGATGACGCACAACTAAAATTAACAACAGTATTCCTGTCCAAACCATTAACAAAATGGACAGACATGGCAGAGTCGTTATTCCAATTTCTCCATGAAGCAGTAGTGTAAGGATGCCCTGTATATGCGTAGGTTGGATATGTATTTTTGTACAAGAGTCTTTCAACAGGATTATTCATATTCCAAACAAAACGCTTGGCTAAAGAATCCTCGGTGGTGGTAGTCGATGTGGTTCTAAATGTTCCAAGATATCGTCTTGTGGTCGCAGAACTTTTAACATAAACACCATTTGTTAGCGTAATAGCATCTGTCCTTGCGGTGTCACTTGTCCATGCTGCCGAAAGTTCGAGTGTCAGCGTTCCTGCATTATTATAAATGAAAACATCATAATTTTTCCCAGAAGTTAAAGTTCCTAAAGCCAACGATCTTTCTGTAAATGTGTAAGTCGCCCAATTAGTTCCGTCATAAAGACTTATACGATCACCATTGTAAGGTGTATAGTAAATCGTAGTTGCACTTGTTACATCCGAAGTAGTTACAGGTGTTCCGCTAGTAAGGGTAAGTCTACCACCGGAAAACAAACCTTGGTTTACCCATGTCGGACTTGATGCACCAGCACTTGTAAGCACTTGTCCAGATGTTCCAGCAGCAGTCAAAGCTAAAGCCGAAGCTGTGCTATATGCTACCGCTCCATTTACAGCAGTTAAGTTCGCATTAGTTCCACCGTATGCCAGAGCAATTTGACCAGAAGCAATATCTGAGGCAACAACCGTATCCCATGCTGGTGCAGCACCGTTTGTTCCTGACCCAGTTTGACGGAGAAACTTTTTGGTAGTGGTGGTATTTGGACTCAAAAGAGTTGTCGTGTTGCTGTTAGACTGATATGGTATCGATCCAAGTAGCGTTGTGCTATTTCCACCAGCAAGACTGGTAATGTAATTTGTCCAACTTAGGTTTCCAGAACCGTCCGTTTTTAAGACATAGTTATTTGTGCCAGCAGTTGTTGGAAGAGTTAAAGTATAATTTGTTGATATAGTCGCCGGAGCTTGAATTGCAGCATAATTGCTTGAATCTGCATCAGCAAAACGCACATCGGCCTGTGCATTTAAATAAAGATTTCCGGTGGCATCAAAATAACTGTATACAGTTGTGCCAAGGTAATCCCGAAGTTCCAACAGTGGATATGTCTGTCCGTTAGCTGCAAAAATTCCAAAAACACCAACGGCACCATTTGCCGAATATAAAGCCAACGCATCATATGCGGAAGAACCATACGAAAAATTGGAAGTCGCAGTAAAATTACCTGATCCATCGTTGTACTGAATGTCTCCATTTGAACCGGCAGCACTTGCACCACCAGCGGTTGTCCATGACAGTGTTCCTGTACCATTTGTAGACAGTACCTGGCCTGAAGTGCCGTCTGTAGAAGGATAGGTCAAACTATTGATGACGGTGGTTCCAGAAACGGTCAACGCACTAAGAGTTCCAACTGTGGTGATATTTGACGATCCAGCCCATGTGCTTAAAGCCGTGTTTTCCACGCTGGACAATCCCACATCCGTCTTAGTGACGGTATCCCAAGCAGGAGCAGCAGATACCGTGCCTGTGCCGGTTTGACGCAAGAATTTGCGTGTAGTGGTTGTATTTCCGGAAAGTTTGGCCAATGTATTGCTGGCCGAAGAATATAGCGTATCGCCCAATGTGTAGGTGGTTTGTCCGGTTCCACCCTTGGTTGCACCTACGGTGGCAAGAGTCGTTGTAATCGCCGTACTTCCAGAACCTGTTACATCACCCGATAAAGTAATGGTTTGGTTCGCCGTCAAATAAGTGCTAGTGTCCAGCGAGAATGTTCCAGATGCGGTCATTTTTACAAAAGATGCGGAAACATAAGTCAGGCCGGAAAGAGAGGTCAGGTTTGTGGATGATGCCTGACCACCTAAGCCTGCCAATGTATAGGTTGGAACATTTAATGTGTTGGAAACCAGTGTGGCTGATCCACTGGAACCCGTTGTGGTTAATGAAGTGATACGGTTTGTATAGGCCGTATCCCAGTTGGTCTGACTTGAAGTTGTTGGGATGGAATATCCAGCGGTAAAGCTGAAAACACCAGTTGTGTTGGTGTATGTCAATCCAGTAGCTGTTGAAGAAAGATCAGTTAATTTGATTCCACCAAGCCCAGCCAGAGTATATGTTGGAACATTCAGTGTATTTGAAACTAATGTCGCAGAACCACTGGAACCAGTAGTGGTTAAGCTGGTTATTCGATTGGCGTATGCCGTATCCCAATTGGTCTGAGAGGCAGAGGTTGGAAGTGCATATCCTGTATCCATAGACAAAGCTATGGTTCCACTTCCTGTGATTGGAGAATTGGTCACCTTCATGCCGGTTGGTGCCGAAAGTCCCACGGAAGTGACAGTTCCTGATCCACCACCGGAAGCATTGATCGTAAAATTAGGATAGGTTCCTGTGATTGTGATATTGGTTCCAGAGTTCAAAACTACTGTCTGATCGGGGGAAGAGTTAGTTATCACTCCAGTGGATGAACTGTAGGAAATTCCAGCTCCAGCAGACACCGATGCTCTTGATCTTGCATCGGTATAATACAGGTTAGTTCCCTCAGAAATGCTGCTGGTGGTTCCTGCGACATTTTCCCAAAGTTTGGTGGTCGAGTTGTAACGAAGGATATTGTTGGGTGCAACGCTGGTAATCGATACATCGTGGATTTCATCCAGTTCGTATCCGTTCTGGATTTTCACCTCAACCACACCTTGGGTTGGATGACTGCGAACTACGATGCCAACATACACAAGGTGGCTTGGTGCTGCCGGCTTGGTCGTTGTCCATGCTCCAGCAGTGGTTGGGGACAGATACAGTTGAGTCCCTGCGGAATAGGATTGTGTATCAATGTCGGTTAGTCTTCCAGAAACAACCACATATCCATTGGACTGATCGGATGTATTACTCTGAATAATGCCATATGTCTGTGCCGAATTTGTATCGTTGTTGGCTTGGGCCTTGGTGACCGTTGGCAAATTTCCTTGGCCACCATTGATGTAAACAACCGTGCCTTTTGTCAGAGTTGCCCCAGTTGAATTATAAATTTCTGTGACGAGATTTAATGCCTGATCTATTGTGGTTGGGAAGGTCTTGAGACTTCCATCTCCGGTCACATACTCCGAACCTTTTCCAGAGAAATTAACACCTATATCTCCACTGGTGGTAATCGGTGTATTGGTGATCGTCAAAGCAGAAGCAGTTGTGGATATGCCAACGGAAGTTACAGTTCCGCTTCCAGAAGTACCAGTGTAATCAATCGTAAAGTTCGGATAAGTCCCTGTGACGGATATATCCGTTCCACCAGTCAATGAAACAACTTGATCTGGAGAGTCGTTGGTAATTACACCAGTTGTATTGTCATAACTAATACCAGTTCCTGCGGATAACGCTTTTCTGGCATCGGAATCTGTGTATTGGGTGATCGTGCAATCAATGGTGAAGTCAGGATAAGTCCCAGTTACGGAGATTCCATTTCCAGAAGTTAGTGAAACAATCTGGTCAGGGGCCGTATTATTGATCGTATAATCGGGTGCAGTTCCGGTCAGGGATATATCCGTTCCGGCAGTGATGGAATTTACCGGATAACTGATAGCAACATTCTGAATTCCAGTCACTATGCCTTTATCATTTACCGTCACTTCTGCCACATTGGAACCGTTACCATATGCCCCAGCAGTAATGGATTGAGTATTCAATTCCAATCCAATAAATCCAGAAGTTGTTATGGGTGAATTAGTGACCGTCAAATCTTGAGAAGAAACGCCAACACTGTAGACAGTACCTCCTGAGCCACCACCTCCAGTGGCATAGCCATCAAACAGCAAATGCACGATATCATTGCTGTCACGCATATAACCTTTGCGATCTGCCACATTGATGGCAAACTCATTGATTTCCAAATCGGTATATGCTGGAACAGAACCGGCAATATAGGATCGTTTTGGCTTAACAGGAATTGGAGGGTTTGGGTTGCCAGCATTTGGTTGAAAAAACAACTGATTGGAATTAACCGCATTTAAGGCAAGAATAGTTGATTCAAAATGCAGATAAAATAATCCGTTACCAGTAATAATTAGATTAGTAAAAGTGGCAACGCCATTGGTTGTAGATACGGTATCAGTTCCAGTTAATGTTGCTGTTCCGGATAGTACAACCAAAGAAACTTGCACATCAGTTTCATAATTTGTTAACACATTACCAAATTGGTCTTTGATTCCAACTGATGGTTGTGGACTCAATAGACTTCCAGAAGACACTAATCCCGGCTGATTAATGACATACAAACTGTTTGGAACAGATGGCGGAGGTGACCCACCATCGTCATAATACGCACTACCATTCATTGATGCCGGTGATTCATCATATGTGTCTATTTGGATAGATATTGTTGATCCAGCAGAAACATTTAATGCAGAATTGAAAAACCAAATGCTAGTTGAATTCTGAAATATTCCAATTCCAGCCTGAATTATTCTTGCCTCGTTTTCTTGATTTGCATATCCAGACAAATCCAAGTAACAAACACCATCAGTTGATGCATAAAAATTTATGTCTGCTGTCAAATTACCTGTAGCAGAAAGATAAATAACGAATGGATCGTTTTGTGTCCCTGATCCTGAATATGCAATTCCACTTGCAGAAGTTACCGTAAATGCCATTACCAAGTACCCCCGTCAGAGTACACCCAAACCAGTTGATTCGAGTTGTTGTAAGTTAAAACTTGAGATGTCAGACCACCGGAAGGAATACTACTTCCGTTTGCTGCGGATGTTATTCTTCCATATTCATCCACCGTGATATCCGCAGATGTGTATGATCCTGCTGTAACCCCTGTTGTAGGCAATCCAATATCTATATCTCCAGCACTGGTGATCGGAGAAAACTGGATAGCAATCGTGTCATTCATCGAGATGATGCCAACACTTGTTACAGTTCCAGTTCCAGTTCCAATACTTATGTTGGTAGCCTCAACAATTCTTCCCTTGTCATCAATCGTAATGACGGGAACTTCAGTGCTACTTCCATACAGTCCTGCAACCACACCTGTTGATTGCATTTCAATGTCTATTTGTCCAACCGATGTGATGGGGGAACCACTAACCTGAAGCGTATTGGAAACAACACTAACACTGGAAACACTTCCTGTTCCAGCACCACTGATGGATACCGAAGAAACATCCGTAATCACACCACGGCTGTTGATCGTGACCACAGGGATGGAATTACTGGTTCCATAAGTTCCCGGAGTCAAACTTTGTGTCTTTAGGTTTGCAGTTATTGTTCCAGCGGTTGTGATAGTCGGATTGGTGATTGTCAAATCCGAGGATGCCAAGGTGATGCTGGACACCGTTCCTATAACGCCTGGAGCCAAAGCGAGAGGTGATGCGGATGTTCCGTCACCCGTCAGGGTATTATCATGCTGAACCTTGGAAATATAAGTCGAGGACAAGTCTGGCAAATCCGTTATTGTCAAGGCACGGAATGATGGAACCCCCTGACTTCCATCTGGAGTCGCCAGCACTAGATTTGCATTTTGGCTTTTGAATGCGACATTAAAATCACCCTGACCATTGGCAGGACTTCCCGTGACGGTGAACACGGAAGTTGGCATGGTCAGGCCAATGGCAATGTCCATGTTCGTGTTCGTGGCGTAACGAAACACTACGGCATCACCCTGGCCATTGATGGTAACTTCTGAAACAGGGTCGGTGATCGCAGGAATGTACTGGTCAGAACTGGGAACAGCACTGACCTTGATTTGATCAACTATGACCGTATTGATGATGTCCTGAGCCATCGTGTCTCCTTATCTGGTGACTTCAGGAGATACACGGAATGTTCCCTCGACAAGGCGAACTACAAGAGTTCCGGTGACGATTTCCAAATCGTACACATAGGATGCTGGGGTTAGCGGGGTCGTATCATCGGCATCTATGGTTAGAGTTATCTTGTTGTCAGACAACGAGATGCGTCCATTTTCTGTGGTCAGTTCGATGATAACAGTGGTGGATGCCACCGTGGGTCTTACTTGCATCCTTGCGGTGCTAGTATTGAAGTCTGGAACCGTATTATCGGCATTAATCACGGTGATTTCCCGTGAAAAGGTAGCACCCTGCTCACAAACGATGTTGTAGGTTCCGGCCAGCATTTTTCACCCCGTATTTCACTTCATAGTAGCCGGATCACCAAAAAACATCAACTGAAAAGGATAGGAGTCATAGACTGGTTTCCATCGCAAATTGTCGGCAAAAGTGTTTTCTGTGTTGGTTACCATTGGGTAATATTTTTGATTTCCAAGATAAAGACCTAAATTGTGTCCACGGTATACATAACTACCGTTGTATGAACTGCGTTCAACCGAATAATCAGTTTCATATCCAACATAAAGAAGCTTAAAGGTTATATCAGCATACAGAAAATCGGTCAGTCCCCATCCAGATTGAAGTGGATTCAAGGTGCTGAAATTTCCACCGAAGAAGTTCCTTGTATATTCCTTAGATTCAATGCCAGTGAACAGCAATTCACCCGGCCCAAAACCTAGAAATTCAATCTGGTTGACTCTTCCTAATCCGTTGTAAATGTTTTCACATTGAGGACTGGTAGGAAAAATGAAATTGTAGGGAACTTGATGCCAAGTCATATTCAATACGGTTTTAGGCAGCAATGTCTTGCCACTAAATCCGGGGAATGGCTTGGTGTTTACACTAGGGCTATCAGAAAGAAATTCAAAATTTCCTGCTTTAATGGTCACATATTCGGCAGCAACCGATGTCTTGTAAGAAACATAACGGTAAAACTCATTAGAAACATTTTGTATTGTGGTAAGTGTTCCATTGTCTTTTGCATAAACAAGGGGGCTGAAAGTGATTAAATCATCACCAAAGACAAAATACGGCATTGGCGTAAACACTACGGTGATTTCATATTTATCGTAAGAACCAAAGTAGGATGGTATTTTTTGATAACTTTTGTCACCGTCAGTGCTGACATATTGCATTCTTGAATTAATGCCATTGTCGTCACGCTTAAGACCTATACCACGCACATTGGAAATACTGGAAGCATACATCCAGCGAAAGTACGGATGAGCCATTGGCATATTTCGGCCAATGAGTGCCGTGGTTTTCATATAGGAACTAGGAAACACGGTGTTCAGAAAGGCATCCACCTCTCCGGATGAACCCATTGGCCCTTCCACAATATAGGTCATGGTCGCAGAAGCATTCCCATCAATTCCAAAGGATGAATCTGCCGGTGATGTACTTCCGATTCTTTCTTTAAGATCATTTACATTCATTATGCGACTCCATTAGGAGCAAAAGAACCACCACCACCGCTATAATCTGTATCCATTTCTGTCAATGAATCCCAGAACGGAGTTTCATTTCCATCAACAAGGCCACTCTCCTTGATGGCATCCAGCATGGCTTTCTTTTGCTTATCATATGCTGTGTTTTCGGACACAGTTTTCATGTATTCTTCCTGCCTGTCTTTTTGTTCTGGTGCTTGGGCCGTTATGGCAGCTTTCCTGATTGCGTCACCTAATGATTCAATAGACATGGATTGTGCTTCACGAACCGCCATTCCCACAGAAGAACCAGATTTTATTCCACCTTTTCCTTTTATTTCTCCAGCCTTGTATTCAAACTTTTTACCTTCCAATCCTGCTTTCATTTGTCTTTCAGCAGCATCCTCAAGTTTAGTCGCACCATCAATGACACTATTGCCCATTTTTTCAAGAGCTTTGCTTGTTTCTCCTTGTCCAACACCATCCACCCAGTCAATCAGCCAAGATGCAAATTTAAGAATAGAACCTGTACCGGCATAAAATGCTGCTACCATCCAATTAAATGCACCAACAACAATGTTTGTTATATCACCAAGAAGCTTAAATCCATTGATCATGATGTCCGTGATGGATATTCCGCCTGAGAATATTTCTGCCATCATGGAGGCAGTTTCAAACAATGCGGAAAACCCATTAATCAAAGGAACCAATATTTGAGTTAGTCCATATATGAGTCCGGCAGCAAATTTGATTACAGGCATGAATGCATCGATAAGAACAGCACCTAACTCTATCAATGGAGGTACAATTTCAGCGAAACTTTCTCTTACTATTGAAATGGATGGAGCAAGTGCTTGCATGGCAGAATGAACAAAATCTGCAAACTGTCTAACGATTGGAATGGCCATTTCAAAAACAGGAAGCAACGCTTTACCAATGACACCTTGAAGATCATTAAATACAAGGTTCATTCTTTCCGCAGCAGCAGGACTGAATTTTGCCACATAAGATGACATAGATTGAATTGCTTGTCCTGCAATTGTAACAGCACCTGTTACAGCAGAAAGAGCAACTCCAAATCCTGCAAGTCCAACTCCGAGGGCAGCCGTTGCTCCACCGCCAATGGCAGCACTTGCTCTCCCTCCGGCAATACCAAGATTTCCGGTTTGTGCATATTGCATTCCACCTTGGGCAAGATTCATGCCTGCTTTTGCGATTGGATTTGCAAGGAAAGGAGAAACATTTTTCCCAAACTTTTGAGCTATTCCTTGGAATATCGGAGAAAGTGCATTTCCGAAAAATTTTGCCCCACCTGTTAAGTTTTGATTGAATTGTGACATATATGAAGGAGGTTTTGGCATAGGCCCAACATCTGAGCCTGGAATCGCTTTGCTAGCCTCAATCGCATTCCTCTGGTCTTCCGTGATATTTTTTGGGCCAACAAATTTTGTTTTACTTCCTTCCAAACTATATGATTCACCACCCCTGTATTTTTGTGATGATTCAGATTCCTGTTGTGTCTGATTTTGAGCAACATCAAATACATTAGCTAAATCTTTGAATCGGATTGCAAAATTCATTAGTTCTGATTCATATGAACTTATTCCTTCTGGATATTGTCCAACTTCTGCAAAATTCAAAAGTTCTAATTCACATTGTCTTAATTCGCTTGATAAATCCTGAATCTTTTCTTCCATTAAACTAAATGTGTCAATTAAAGGATTTACTGTTTTTGTCAAATCCGCAAATCTATTATTGGCTTCATCACTAACGCCATATATTGGCTCAAGTGCTGCATATATGTCAGTAATTGGTTTTGAAATTTCAGCAGCATTGCCAGCGAGACCATATGATTCAGGAATTCCTGACTTAAGAACATTCATTGAATAAGTCAAATTTTCAATGGCATTGCCAAACTCACGAAATTTTGCAAGTTGAACCGCAAACCCACTGGATGCTTCTTCTGTTTTTAAAGCAAATGTTTCAATAGAAGAAGCTTTCGGTTCAATGACTTCTTGTTTTGGTAGATATTCAGCACCAATAGAAGGCATTTCATATTTTTTGCCTTTTTTGTCTTTAGTGCTTTTAGACATGGCCGTCATCTGCTTTTCAGTTGCAGAGAAAACTTCGCCAAATCCACTGGCGACACTAGACATCAATTTTTCACTAACATCCGATTGAGAAGCGTATGCAGAACCAAAGTCTAATGCAGTTGATGCAGTACCTTTACCTTTCCCTTTCTTTGTGCTTTTCTTGATGGATTCTACTTGTCCAAAAGTGACAGCAAAAACATCACCTAACCCTTTGGCAAGTTTTGCCATTTTCTCTTCATCAGTCGATGGAGTTTTTTTTGTTTTCTTTTTGGCTTCTTGGGCAAGTTTGTAATTGTTGGTGATATTTATTTTTACATCATTTAAAGCCTTGCTGAGATCAGATTGCATCACCTTGATGGCATCAACAATCTTCAAATTACCAGTCTGGAATTCTTTAGCAAGACTATCAAATGATGCATTAAAACTGACACTTGATGAACTTACGGCATTTGAAATTCCTTCTACGGCAGCAACAAGATTGGAAGCCATAGCGGAACTGTCGTCAATGATGATTCCATCGCTGCTCATGTCTAATCCTCTTGGTATGGGTCGCCATACTTGTCAATGAACTGCTTCCTAAGGTCATTGACATTAGCACCCAAAGCCGAACCCATACGGATTAATGCCTCAAGTTCCTTTCGCTTAATAACCTTCTGATCCTTCGCTGTCCTGTGCTTCCATTCGTGTTCCTGCTGCTCATAGGAAACAGGAACGCCCTTATTGTCCCTTTTTCGGTAGTAAAGTTCAATGATTTGTTTGTCGGTTAAACGCTCAATTTCCCATGGACGAAGCAGATACGGCTTGTCCATGAGATTGGCGTAAAAGTTTCGCAATTCCGGCGGGTCTATCGGGTCATTATGCCTTATGGCTGAACCTGACTCGCCTTCAGTGCGTTTGGGTAGGATTTCTCCCTGACCAAATCCATGACGATCTTGAATTCGTCAGGCTTTGACATGACTAGTTGTTCAATTTCCGATTCCGGAACATTGAACAGGATGGAGGCAAAGGCACAGGTTCCAGAGGGAGTGGAAAGAGACTGAATGCTTCTTTCGCTTCCAAAAGAGTACACACCCGCTGCGATATCTCTGGTCACACCAGAGATCGCCTCACGAAATTCCACAGGATCAAGGTGTTCCTTGACCCTGAAGATGGCATCGAGTGCCTTCTTTTCCATTCGTTTTTCAAAGTCAGCCTTCACCTTCTGGGTAATCAATCCAGCAGTGTAGGTCTTGCCATTGAACTGAATGCTCAATGAACCTTCGCCAGGAACATTGAGCAATTCGGAAACGCCATTGGACATTGCTTCCTCTTTTCTTTCTTAAACCGTAAACGAAAATGCTCCAGAGGTCTGAACGGTGATTTTCAGTTTCTGGACATCCTTTGCATCATTAGTCCATTCCAATGATGTGATCCTGCAATTGGCAAATGTCACCGAAGGGCCACCAGTATAGGCAAGGATGTTGACGGTAATGATGTCCCCTTCGTCCGGATAAGCCACTCCGGCAAACATGACATTGAAACTGATCTCACCACTCCACATACCAACGGCATGGGACTCGAACCCACCATCAAAAAAATTGGTGGTGTCTGGAGTATCCGAGGTAGTTGTGACGGTAAAATCGCTGGCAGGGACGGCTGTTCCGTTGATGCCAATGCTGCCTAACTTTCCTGCTAAATAAGCCATTGCTATCTCCTTAAGAAGGCGTGGACATGAATTGGTAAGCACCATTGGACTTGATGGTCAGGGAGACCTTCTGGGCATCCTTGACGGCAACATTATAGCTCACATTGGTGATCGTTCCGTATGGGAAGATGAAGGAAAGCGATGAGGTTGGATATTCCGATCCTGCACCAGCGGGATTGTTTCCGGTGGGTGCAATGTACACATCGACCTTTTGTCCAGCATAGAAACCGCTGAACTGGGCTGGATCATAAGACACATCGCAACTGATTTCAGCGGAGCGAACACCAACAACGGTTTCCACGAAACCACCTGAGTCCACATTGCTGACATCAGGTACATCGGCTTTAGCGGAAATGGTAATGTTGGTGGCTGGAAGGGAAACGGTTGGTGCAGCACCACCCATGTCCACGATTCCGATAAAACCAACCTTGCCTGTTATGAATGGGCCGGATGATCGAGGCATTAGATATCTCCTTGTTCAAAAAAGCCATAAGTGAGTCGGAATCCAGTGACTTTCCAAGTCGAGACTGGATTGTCCACATTGAACGGAGGAATTCCCCTCACATCCACGCTCGTAGGACTGAGCATACCAGAAACATTAGCCAGTTTATAGATCGCTTTTCGAATATCATAACGAGTCAATTGGGACTCATAAGTCAGGTCACGGTTGTACTTTTGGATGTAGTAGACCTTCACCATGTACTTGAATTCCGTCCATCCATCAAGGGCCATTTGACCCGTGATTTCTCCTTCTTCCGATGGAGAAACAATGACGGATGGAAACACATCGGATTCCGTGATCATCGCCGTCTTTCGCTTGTAGACGGTGAATCCGGCAGCAGTAAGGGAACTGGCAACCCCATCGATGATTACTGTCCATCGGTCATCATTCGGTGACGAACCATACGGTGACTGTTCTGCCACCGTTGGCCTGTTTCTCTGGATTAGTTTTGGCTTGTTTGCCATTACATCACCTTCGAGGACTGAAGGACATAATAACTATCCATCGCCACCGCATCGATGGAGTTCACATAGAACTCTTCACCACCGGATGTAATCTTGCAGTTAATCTCTGGAACCCATGGATGCACATTCGTCTTGAATATCAGCCACCTGGTAATCGTTTCCAGTTTGGCGACTCCATTCTGATCCATGTAAGCCAGTGTTCCCTGCCTTCGGAAGGCATAGTTTGTGGACACCTGTGAACCACCCGGATTGACCAGAACGGCGGTTTCTGGGTTATCCATGATCTGGTAGTTCTGTGATAGATCAATAGTTGGCATTACATGAACTGGGTTCTGAATTCCTGTGGGGCAACATAGGTCAACAGCTTGTTCACCTGTGTGATATGTTGCAGTGTCTGCTGTCTCCATTCCGTTCTCGAAACGGCAACGCCCTCCCAGCTATAGGAAGGTTGAGGGTTTGCGGAGTCGGCAACTAATGCGTTGATGTAGTTGTCCCGAATCGTGATCAGGTTTTCTGCTGGTGTTGGCATAGTCACCTTGGGTTAAAAATGCCGAGGTGGGAAAATCCCACCCCGGCGTTTGTGGTTATTAAGCAGGAACGCCACGAACAACGAATCGTGGATCCATAACACCGGCAGCACCCCACCAAGAAGCCTTGATCGCAACAGCGATGTCTTGGTTGAATTCTGCCCAGTTGTTGGCTGGAGCCTGAACAACTTCCAGAGGCTTGGCTTCACGCCATACGAAAGCCTTCTTGAAGTTGCCGAGCCATACATACTTGTCAGCGGTGGAAGCTGTTACACCACTGGAGATCAACAATGCACGGGCATGAGCAGAAGTCATGAGTCCGTAATTGTTGTCCAGAGGATTTGGACTTTCCAACTGTTCAACATCACCAGAGGTGGCGTAGGGGCCATTCTTGGTGGTGGTTGCGGGATTGAGAATTCTAGAAGCAGCGTACTTCTGGAATGGCATTACCAGCATCTGCATTCCACCCGGCTCAAATATCTGGATTGGTTTGCCAGTATTTGGGTCTTTCATGTTATAGAACAATTGTTCTAGGGTGTTGATGGATGCCCAGTTGGACAGTGCATAGCTGTCAACCTGGTTGATGAAACCATAGTCGAGGCCAGACTGACCGCCCGATGCACTGTAGGTGGACAGGGAAACTTCGCCACCCGAAGCCTTGCCATAGACATAGCTACCGCTGATGCCCATGACGGTCTTCAGGATGCGTTCTTCCTTGGCCAGACCGCAGTAGGTGCCAACCGATTCAGCGGACGCAAGAGCCTGTGAGGTCTTGTCAGCGTAAATCATTTCGGCGGTTACTGCACAGATACGACCCACCTTCTCAATCGCTGGCAACTTGATGTAGTTACCAACAAATCGAGTTTCAGGATAAGGCATACCCTGTTCAACGGTTTCAGAACCGCTGGTGGTGTCGGACAACCAAGGAATCAGTTCCTGACTCAGGTTCTGACCGGCAGGAATCGTGTTTACAAGGCTGTCGCCAATGAAGTTGGCGAGCTTGAACTTTTCCTTGACGGTGGTGATCAGAATCTGGCCGGTGATTGCTGCGAAGTTGGACGCATCAACCGCTTCGGTGGATTCCATGAACATTCGTTCTGGGCCATTGAAGCGATGCATGGTTTCGGCCCATTGTTCGCCAATGATGCCTTCGGCCAGACCACGAATGGAAAGCCTGTTGGGTTGAATATCGCCCTTGGCGATTGCCTCGGAAAGATATTCACGAGTTTTGGCAACACCGTTCTGCTTGCCAAACTCCTTCAGTTTAAGACCTAAACTCTTCATGTTCATTCTCCTTAATGAAAGAGGTTAGCGAGCCACAGCGTTCAAGGTGGACAACAACTGGAACTTGACTGTGCCGGTTCCAGAGAGAGCTTCGACTACGCTGCCGATAGCTAAATCTTTGGTCGCAACCTTCACCAGAGACTGGGGAAGAAGTGCGTTTCCAGAATTCGAGGGGCCAACAAAGTCGCCCACAACGAGTGCGGTTCCGGTGTATGCACCTTGGTAGATACCGGAGCAATCGATGCGGATTTCATTGTCGTTGCTATTTCCATAGACCTTGGCGATGTCTGCCCTTTTCAACTGGCCGGACACTCCGAGGAATGCAGCAGCAAAGTTTTCTTGGGTAGTCGCCAGATTGGTGTCCCAAGTGAAGTCCGCTGCGGAAACAGCGTTTCCACTTACGATAGCCACTAGGTCACCAACCTGAATCGCTTTTGCAGTGGCAACAGGAGCCACCACAGGATTGGTCGTGCCGTAGTTGTAAGTAATTGCCATGGTTCTTATCTCCTTATGATGGCTTTACTTTCCGAGGACAGATTCAACAAACTGCTTGTAATTCGGTTCGCCTCGAATTTCAACCGAACTAACAGGTTTCACGCTGTTTCGTGCAAGGGCCACTTTCTTGCGATCTTCAATCGCCTCGGCCCAAAGTTCTTCGCCGATAGCACAAAGCTGGCGAATAAAAACCGGAGTCGCCTCCAGCTTGTGTTCCGTCAACAAAGAGTTGATCTTTTCTTCATTTTCCTTGTGGTGCTTGTAAGCACGAAGTTCAGCCAGTTCCTTCTGGATATCGTTGACCGATTCCATCTTTTCTTCTGGCTCATCCGCTGGATCAGCATCATCAGCCTTCTTGGCTTGTGCAGGAACGCCGGAGTCCTTGCCGGAGTTTGCCACATCGGTGGTTTCGCTCATGCCGTTTTTGAGGCCGAGCATTTCCAGAACCTTACCGCATTTTTCTTCATTTGTTTGTTCGCCGTTGACAACAGACATGAGTTTATGGAACAGTTCCATATCCGGTTCGGCAGCAGACGATGAATCCTGACTAGCTGGGGGTGTCGCATCGGCAAGGGCAAGGTCGTCTCCTTCCTTGTACATTTCCTTGACTGGATTTTCTTCCTGCATCATTTTGGTAGCGTCCATGTTCTTCTCCGGTTGTTCGCCAATGTCGCCTCTTCTGGCCATATCCAGAGCGATGGCAACCGCTTGGTCTTGAGGGTAACCTTCATCACGAAGTCTTGATATTTTGTCCGGTACTTCGGACTCAAAGATGTTCTTAGTGGTCGCTGGGTTCGCAACTAGGTCAACGCTTTTCACACGGTCAATCCTGACCACTCGCTCAGTTCCATCCGGATCGAGAGTCCATTTTCCCTGAACCATGTGTGAAAAGCCGATGTCGCCGAGTCCATTGTTCTCAGCGAACCACAGGAAGGAATCCACTCCCTCTGCGTGTGGATTGTAATGAAAATCGGCGTACAGCCCATCCGCTTCCAATCTGGGATTGGATAGCCAGCCGATTCGGTCTGAGAACGAAGGAGCATCCGTGATGTGATCCTTGTTAACCGGACACTGGTTGTACATATGCATGGCTTCTTGAATGGCTTGTCGTTCATAGACTCTGCCATTCTGGGAATTGAATCCGAGGACTTTCACACCGTAGACAATGCTCTTGGCTCTGTCTACGCCTCGAAGTCCCCTAGGTGTGGATGTCAGTGTTGCATTCATTTAGATAAAATACCCATGAAGGTTTAAAAATGTCAAAATTATTTTGGATTGTTGCCAACCTCTGGAGCGTTGTCCGGAGTTTCCTTGGCCAACGCCTTGGGTGGCTTGTTCTCCGTGGTCGATGGACTTTCGATTTTTTTCGGCAACCCACCCGTGGGAATGGAAGGAGAATCAACGCTTGCTTGGGATGTCTCTTCGGGCTTTTTCACGACTACATCTCGGAAGATCAGATCGATGATTTCCGGAGTCAGCAGTGGGAACGAGGCTCTTGCAATCGCCTTGCCGGACTCAAGAGGCACATCACCAATGGAGCAACGATGCACGATGTCTACAAGGTTGGCGATTTGTGCCCCATTGAGAGCCGAATCCTGTACCTGATCCTGTCCACCGAATCCGGCCTGATGGGTTCCGGACATATCGACCCGTGCAGCAGGATTCATCGGATCGGTTGCAGTCGCCGTCTTCTTCTCTTCCACCGTAGGCTTGATAAAGTTCGATGCTTCTGTGTCATTGTCGAGACCGAGTTCAGCACGGATGGTCTGGATCGATTTCACACCCATGTTGAAATAGATGCTGTTCATCTCCGCTTCCTTCTGATGCTCACGGCTCTGGAGCGAGAAGGCTTCGGAGGTCACCCGAATGTTCTTGAGGATTTCCGCAGGGAATATGCCATGGTCGGCAGCTAGATAGAGTTGTTCCCAAGCGAGGGATCGATTGGGCTGGAATCGAGATTCGGCCAAGGATCGTCCAATGATACCCTGCCATCGCTCAAAAGTTCTTCGTGCCGGAGCTTCTGCAATGAGTGCTGAAGAGTAGTTATTATTGCTTGCGTCACCGGACATGAGTGTTTCACTGATTCCAAACCTTGTAGCAAGTGATCTAAGGTTGGCTTGCAACACCTGGATGAGTCCTGCTGCATCGACATTCGCTCCGGGGAATTCGTAATCGATATTGGCCGGGGCCGTGATGATCGACCCGTATCCAAACCTCTCCAGCTTGATCGCCTCGGTGTCCCCATTGATGGACGGGCCATTGTTGATCGTGGCGTTGATATGGTCGTCCACAAGCTTCGACATCGAGTCGGGGGCCACATTGTTCACTTTTCGCACCATGGCAATCTTCGCCCGTGCCTTCGCCATGGTCACCGTGGACGCTAGGATGTCCTCGCAATTCGTCAAATTCTGGAACACCGGATAGAAGGTCGTCAACCCACGCTTCGCATTAGAGTTCGTCCCAACCTTGATGTGGACAATCTCCTCCGCAGGGATAAAGGTCGGTTCCAAGGATTCCCAAGGCCGAAGGATTACCTGATAACCAAGGATCGTGTTGATGTCATCCGGTTCCGTGATTATGCCAAAGGAATCCTTCGGGGAACCCATGTCCGATGAAAAGCCACGCACCAACTCCGGCTCAATAAACCGGATTACCAGCATACCATTGGCTTGGGGGAACTTCCTGAGAAAGACCTCCCCATCCACATGAAGCCTGTACACAATCTCATTCTCGACCTCAACCAGGTTGTTGTATTCTCGGAACAAATCCAGCGTATGCTGAATCCTCGTCAGGTATTGCTCCGGAACCGGATTCTTCAAATCTACCGATGCTGCTCGCCATTTAAATCCAGTAGCACCCACCACAAAAGACTGGAAACAAGATACCAGACCATGAGCAAACTCATTGGTGGAGTACACATACCTTGCCCTGTCCCTGATGGACTTAAGCTGCCACCAAGTGAGATAGATCGGTAGCTGTTCTCCAGAAAGGTAATTGTTCCGAACAGCCAGTTGAGCAGGATTAATCCATCCACCAAAGCCACCACTAGGGAACTGAAATGGCCCATATTCTGCCGGATCATTCCAATACGGCCCCCAACCAGTATTGTAATCACCAGTGTCGTAACTGATCGACTCAGACCTAGTTGATGACTTATTCTCGAACATTTAAGACCTTTAGTGTGCTAAATGTATTTCTTAGCCGTGCTGGATGGCGTAACCGTTGATGCGACCCGTGGGGCAACCCGTGATTACTAACTTGATGCCACCCGTGGAGGAGATCAAACCGTCATTCTGCAATGAGGTGGTATAATATTCATACTTCGGAAGATGCATCGGGCCTGACAACGCCGTGCCGTCTGTCTTTTGAAACTGGAAGGTCATGTCACAATCAGCCTGAATGCTGATCGCATTCAACTTAGCTGTACCCGTAAACAATGATATAGATGCTGGGATGTCGGATGAAATCGATACGGATGACAATGCCATGGTAAATGCCCTACGGGTGAAGATACACAAATTGTATTGATTCAATTAATTAATGGCAAGAAAAATTACCACTTGACGGTTCCAAAAAATTTATGGGAGTCGTTACCCTGGGGATGGGGGGTACACCAAAATGCAACTTGACGGTTCCGAAAAATAGTGTCGTAGTTTCGAGAGGGGGGCGGGGGCCTCCTCGCCTTCGGCAAAATTAATAGGGGTTCACATTTGGGGAGTACAATTAATTAAGTGCAATCGTTTGCAATCAATTCATTCTTAGTTAATCGTATACAATCGGCTTAGTTGCACTATGTGATGATTAAACTTAATTAATTAAATACAACAAAAATGAATTGCAAGTAATCGTATACAATTGATTAGGTTGGATTGAATGTTAATTAATTAAATGAGTTAAATGCATGAATTAATTATTTAACTTAAGTTGATAGAAAGTTGAATAAGTAGTATTACTAAAAAAAAAA